ATACAAGTACATAAACATGGTACTCATAGAATTAAAGACAGTAGTCATCGTGATGCCCGTCGGCATTTGGACTCCGGCCTCACCCTTTACTTCGAGACGTTTGTGGTATATCGAATACGGCCTTGAACAACACTCATAAGCCATAGAAATGAACCATTCTGGAACTTTCAGATATTCCATCCAACGTCTCGCCGCCGCCTGCGGTCCTTCATCTTGCGTATGATCAAACTGACTCTGATCTCCTTCACCAAATTGATAACCACCAAAATGACAAGACAAAGGGCCCCAGGCAACCACGGAATCATCTCCGGAGACTGCTATGCAACAGTCACCGGACATAAAATCGTCTGCCATCTCGCTCAAGCGGTTAAAATCATAGCCGCTGGCGAAATGCAGACGCACATTAACGCCGCAGAAATGACGGACTGCCCCGTCAAAACGCGCGTGTAATGTCTCCGTAATTGCTCTAGAATATGGGGACATGGAAGCGTGGTACCGCGGATCCAGATTGATGATCGCGCGCGGTTTCAACGAAATGGCTGAACCCATTTGTTTTGAGGCCGACAGCGTTTCGTTCCATTTCAAGGTTATGGTTTTCGATAAACGCTGCGTCTCACCACGGCATTGGCGCTCGTTGGCTGCCAAGATGCGTCTTCCACGTTTTCCCATGAGAGCTGCGCACTGTTCAACAGTGAGTAATTCTCCAAGATGCGCGTCAAACACGCCGGCCTGGATAACCAAATTGGCTATTTCTTTCCAAGCAGCGTGGCGCATAGCGGGGGGAGGACTATTGAGAAACGGGTCGTTATGTGTCCGCCACAAACAGGCTAAAAGCAAATTCTTTTCGACATTTGCCGGCTCCCACAACAACCGATTAGTAATCAGTATCGGGAACACCACATTACGACCAAAACAGTCATTCAGGGCAGACAGAGCGTCCTCTATCTGCATCTCGATTCCATCAACTTTCACCACAATCTTTCCGCGCAAAGCAGCAGGGCCGACCATGGCAGTCGACACCAGCGACGGCAAAGTTGAACCGGCGGGGATCCGTTCAACAAGCGCGCTTGGCTCGACAATATCTCC